GGTTCAACTGGTGCAACTGGTGCGACTGGTGTAATTGCTGCTACTGCTCCTGTCGCATACAACGCAGAAACTCAGACAGTATCTCTATCTGCGACAACCATTACAGTCAACGGAACCGCTGTTGCACTCGGTGGAACCATAACAGTAAATGCGAGGCTTGCCTAATGCTTTTACATAATGTTTATACACTGTCTTCGACCAGTGCTACTGAGGTTTGTGGACCTGCTCGCAATAGACAAGTAGTACATTTACACAACGCAACCAAATCAAGCAATCATTACATCTATGTTGGAAGCTCTACAGTAAGCACCGCGAACAGTATTCACCTTGACCCAGGAGAATCAAAAGAAATAACACTCGAACCAAATGACACTCTATGGGCAGTCTCTGACCCATCTGGTCTTCAGCTAGGTGTCTTGATAGTTAGGCAGACCCAATAGTGCCCTATTACATAACAGACAAATCAGAAGAGTGCTCAGGTGGCTGGGCTGTCATCAAGGATGACGGCGAAGTACTAGGTTGTCATGACTCAAAAGAGTCAGCCATTGACCAAGCAGTCGCAGTCAGCCTTGCAGAAGACACTGAGTTCGGTGGAGAGAGAGCGGCTGTTGGTTTACTAGCTTCAGGTGACTGGGTTTCATGGGAACCAAATGACTCGAAGATTCTTGCTCAGGTTGTAGTTGTAGAAGACCAATATGCAGTGGTCAGAGTTTTTGAGTATGAGTACGGAGTATTCAGCCCGACTGACAAGCTCATGGTTATCAATGTCTTCTCTATCGAGAAGATTCAGAGACCAGAGCGTGTTGCCTACGAAGAAGAAGATGCTGCTGACATGGATGAGCCTGATGACTTGGATGACGAGGGCCAAGCAAACCTGCCTGACAACTACAGACCTGCCCTAGCAGAAGATGTGCCAGAAGGCAGAGCCTGTGGCAATTGTTTCTTCTTTGATGAGTCACGCGTAAATGAAGATGGTGACAAGGCATGGTGTCAGCGCTGGGATGCATTTGTAGATGGAGGCTTCTACTGCAACGCATGGCAAGCAGATGATGAATCAAGAGCTATCAATCAAGAGCCTCCCGCTTACATGAGAGCAGCCGCTAGGCGTGGACTTGAGTTCTATGAGCAGGGCCAAGCTGGAGACGGCGTGACCGACAAGACAATAAGAGAAGCAAGAGCTATGGCATCAGGCGATGTGTCTGATGACAAGTGGGTACGCATCTCTGCTTGGATTGCAAGACATTTAGCTGACCTGGATGCACCTGATGCAAATCCAGATTCTGACGGATACCCATCTGCAGGTGTAGTCGCACATTTGCTTTGGGGTTCAGGCCCATCAAAGAGAGCTGCACAGAGAACCATGGATTACGCTGATTCAGTAGTTGCTAGGATTAGAGAAGAAGAAGAAAGCAGAACAATGCCCGAAACTGAAACCACACCAGAGCTAGACAAAGAGTCAGAGTCACGCGCAAAGTGGCTCCGCACTGCTTACGCTATCAAAGCCAAGCTAGAAGACGGAACTGAAGAGGCCCGCTCACTAGGTAAGACTGAGACCAGAACCAACCATGTTGACTTTGAGCTCAGGGCCGAAGGTGATGACGGAATGACATTCACTGGATACGCTGCTGTGTTCAACCAGCCATCAGAAGACCTAGGTGGATTCAGAGAGTATGTTGCACCAGGTGCATTTACACGCTCACTGAAGTCTCGCTCAGAGGTCAAGCTACTTTGGAACCATGATGTAGGAGAGCCATTGGCCTCCATGCGTGGTGGCACAATGAAGCTGTACGAGGATGAGCGTGGCCTAAAGGTCACAGCGCAGCTCCCAAACACCTCTCGCGGGCGTGATGTTGCTGAGCTGATTCGCACTGGTGTAGTTGACTCAATGTCTTTTGGATTCAATGTCATTAGAGACTCATGGTCAAAGGATGGAACTACTCGCACCCTAGAGTCAGTCAGGCTTATCGAGGCGAGTGTTGTCTCGTACCCTGCGTATACCCAGACTGCAGGAACTGTAAGCGTTCGCTCAGCAGAGGCTGCAATCAGCGCAGACCTACTAGCTGATGCGCTACTAAAACTTGAGTCTGGAGAAGACCTAGACCCTGAGCACGCAAATCTCATCACTGATGTAGTGAACAAGCTACGCACTCAGCCCGAGGTTCAAGAAGCAGAGGATAACGGACTGTCACTGCTAGACATCAAGAAGAAACAACTCGACCTACTAATGAAGAGGATTTAGACATGGCAACTGTTGAGCAGATTAAAAAAGCGATTTTAGATGTAGCTGGACATCCAGATTCTGGAATCATCAAAGAGTTGTCTCAGTCATTCGCTGAGGCAGTGTATGCACTGGACAACGAAGCGCCCACAAAGGCCGACAGAGAAGTCAGGATAGTCCAGGCAAAAGAAACCCGCTAAGGGATTCTAATAGCCCTAGCAGTAGTGTCCCCGCTGCTAGGGCTTTCTCATGCTCAGATGTTTTTGATTGGTTAGACTTATTTCAACAGCTGAGTGTTTGCACCGCTGTAGTCTGTCAGCGTTTGCGCTGCAGGTGCTTAATCTGAAAACTACTAAATAGGAGACTTAATGTCTGAATTTATCAAGTCCCAGGTAGAAGTACGCAACAACCTTATTGCACAGGCGCGCGAAGTCCTAGACATCGCACAGGCTGAAGGTCGCGGACTATCTGCTGAGGAAAACCAAAAGATTGCACGCATCGAGGCTGACATTGACCAGCGCGATTCCGCAATTGACACTGCACGCAAACTAGCTGAGCGCGAAGAGCGCGCTGCTGAGGCTGCATCTTCATACACCCCAGCTGCTGAGACCGCACGCAAGTCAGACTCTGACATGCTACGCGCAATCGCAATGGGTGAGGTTCGCGGAGGACATGAGTTCATGTCTGAGAAGCGTACCTTGGTTCCATCCGATTCCACTGTTCCTAAGAGCTTCTTCGACACCGTTTACCAGGTGGCCAGGCTTGCGGGTCCGATGCTCAACTTGGGTGAGACCATTGCAACCACAACTGGTGAGCAGCTAACCATCCCAACTTTGACAGCGTACTCAACTGCGACTATCAAGGGTGCTGGAACTGCTATCTCAGAATCTGACCCAGTATTCAGCTCAATAACCTTAGGGGCATTTCGCTACAGCTTTTTAGTTCCTGTGGCAAACGAACTGCTAAATGATGCAGGCTTCGATTTGAGCAACCTAATTGCAGACCAGGCTGGAAACGCCATCGGATTTGCAGTTAACGCTGGTCTAACCAACGGAACTGGAACTGTAGAGCCTACTGGAATCATGACCTCAGCTACTTCAGCTGTGACTGGTGGTACTGGTGTATCTGGTGCTCCATCATACGAGAACATTGTTGACCTAGTGTACGCACTAGATGGACAGGCTCGCTTGCTTCCTGGTGTTGCATTCATCACCGCAAAGTCTGGTCTTGCTGCACTTCGCAAGATTAAGGATGGCGATGGTCGCTACATCTGGACTGAGGGTGGCAACGCTGCTCAGAACCAGCCAGCAACTCTCTTGGGTTACCCAGTAATAGAAAATCCTGCCGTAAGTGCAGTAGGCACAGCGGCATTCAGCCTAGGTTTTGGCCACATGCCGTCACTGAAAATTAGAACCGCAGGTGGAATCCAAGTGGCACAGTCTGGTGACTTTGCTTTCGATAAGGATGTCACTACCTTCCGCGTTCAGCTTCGCGTGGATTCAAAATTGACACATGCAAGCCATGTAGTCAAATTTAAGGGTGGCGCAAGCTAAGCCCTAGCTACAAGCTGACAAACCCCAGAGTTGCGTAGGACTCTGGGGTTTGTCTTTGCTATGCTAAGGCCATGCCTACGCAAAAGAAATCTGGCAACCCTGCCAACAATGAAAAGCTCACTGGGACTGTTAGCCTCTACAGCAACAGCCCATTTCAGGCCACTGGTTACGGACAGCAGGGTGGATACCTTGTTGACCGACTCAAAAGACATGGCGCTGATGTTGCTGCTCTATCCAACTATGGACTAGAGGGCATCACCTCCACACTGAAGACTGCTCATGGTGAGATTACTCACTATGCACGCGGCATGGACATGTACTCAAATGATGTCGCTCCAAATCATCACATTAACTTCTCTGCTCAGTATCCAAATCAGAAGAGCCTGCTAATCACCCTCTACGATGTGTGGGTCATGCAGGGTAAGGGCTGGGACAACATTGACCGCATCGCATCTTGGGTGCCACTGGACCATGTCACTATGCCACCGCTTGTAGAGAAGTGGCTACGCAAAGACAATGTCACTCCAATAGCCATGGCACCATTCGGTGTAGAGCAGATGGCAGCCAAAGGCATTGAGTGCGAGTATGTGCCTCACGCCATTGAGACTAAAATCTTCAAGCCCACTGAGAACATTGGACAGCAGAAGACCAGAGACTACATGGGCATTACTGATGACCAGTTCCTAGTAGGAGTTGTGGCGGCAAATAAATCCAGCGGTCTAGTTCACCGCAAAGCTTTCTCAGAGAATCTACTCAGCTTTTCTATCTTTAGGCAGAAGCATCCTGACGCAGTTCTATACCTACACACCGACCCAGTCGGACCTGGTGGATGGAACCTGCTCAAAATCCTGAGCGCTTACGGCATCCCCAAAGAGTCTGTCCTGTTCCCTGCACCTATGGACTACCGATACGGAATGACTCAGGAACATCTGGCATCTCTTTACACTGCTATGGATGTGCTACTGGCACCTTGCTATGGAGGCGGGTTTGAGCTGCCTATC